GCCCGCCAGCTCCACCAAAATTCTTCAAAGATGGTTCCAGTGCCATCCGCAGAAGTCCTGAAAGCCCGCATGGCACAAGCCCTGCGGGCTTTTTTGTGTCTGTAACCTTCCGAGACGATCCGCCTGAATCCAGTGATAATTGGTATACGTATTGGTATACGGTAAGATGTATCCTAAAAACGTATACCAATTTTCGTAGGAAAGCCCGTATGGCAAGGACAACACGCCCTTTAACCAACACTGAAGTGCTTCGCTCAAAAGCCACTGACAAAGATATAACCCTGCATGATGGCGACGGGCTTTTTATGGTTGTAAAAACCACTGGCAAGAAGCTCTGGCGTTTTCGCTACCAGCGGCCAGCAACAAAGCAGCGCACCATGATGGGCCTCGGTGCCTTCCCTGCCCTATCGCTGGCCGATGCCAGGCGTCTGCGTGCTGATTACCTCTGCTTACTCGCTAATGGTATTGACCCACAGACCCAGGCTGAAAAAGTCACAGAACAGCAGCAGATCGCCTTAGACAGTATTTTTTCAACTGTAGCCTTTAACTGGTTTACCTTGAAGCAAGCCAGCGTTACCCCGGATTACGCGAAGGATATCTGGCGTTCTCTTGAGAAAGATGTTTTCCCTGCCATTGGCGAGATTCCCGTGCAGGAAATCAAAGCCCGTAAGCTTGTAGAAGCACTTGAGCCGATTAAGGCCCGTGGTGCTCTTGAAACAGTACGCCGCTTGGTACAGCGTATTAACGAGATTATGATTTATGCTGTAAACACGGGTTTGATTGATGCAAATCCTGCTTCTGGGATCGGTATGGCTTTTGAAAAGCCTAAAAAGCAGAATATGCCAACACTGCGACCGGAAGAATTGCCGAAGCTTATGCGTTCTTTACAAATGTCTAACCTATCCGTTCCAACTCGGTGCCTAATTGAATGGCAGCTTTTAACCCTTGTGCGTCCTTCGGAGGCATCTGGTACACGATGGTTAGAGATCGATCTCAATGCTAAGCTTTGGATAATTCCAGCCGAACGTATGAAAGCTAAGCGCGAACACGTTGTTCCGTTATCAGCTCAAGCATTAGAAATTTTAGATATGATGATGCCCATGAGTGCTCATCGCGAACATGTATTTCCAAGCAGAAATGATCCTAAGCAATCGATGAACAGCCAAACTGCTAACGCAGCTTTGAAAAGGATAGGTTATGGCGGTAAGCTAGTAGCACATGGACTTCGTTCAATTGCTAGTACAGCCCTTAATGAACTGGAATTCAACTCCGACGTAATAGAAGCTGCGTTAGCTCATACTGAAAAAAATGAAGTAAGAAGGGCATACAACAGATCTACATACTTAGAGCAGAGAAAATTACTAATGAATACTTGGGGTAAAATAGTTAAGCCTTAATTAATTTTTTGAATTTTAATTAATTACTAATAACTTAACTTCGACTAAATCCCATAAGGCAAAAAAATGAATTTTTCAATCTGGACTCCATATCAAGCATTTTATATTCATAGTATGCTTTTCAACTGTCAATCTGCCATTATCTCAATTGATAAGCTTCATCATGCATTTGAAGAATGCAATCCAGTAAATAGCATTCACACATTATCGGCACATGAAATTTTAAATGAATTGCAAAACATCGTGCTTCAAGGTGCATCCTTGTCTAGATACTTTTGGCCAGTCCGTAAAGGATATTCTAATAGGGGGGAATTCCTTCGAAAAGCACTTAATGTTAATGAAAAAAGCCCTTTAAAAAGTAGAGAACTAAGAAATGCTATTGAGCATTTTGATGAAAGGCTCGATGAATATATTTCCAATGAAATAACTGGCATTATTCTTCCCGAGTTCGTTGGTAATAGACCTCAAAATGATGGAATTCCTGGACATTTCTTTCGCGCCTACTTTTTAGATTATGATGTTTTCAAGTTACTAGATACAGAATATGAAATGAATAGCTTAGTGTCTGAAATAATAAGATTAAACGAAATACTTACATCCCTTCATAACAATGGTGGCGTTTTTAAATATTCAACGTAAAAGCCTCAATGTCTCTCAATACTTATTTATAACTCAACCCAAAAATAGGTGGTTGTGATTTAGAAAAACCACAACCATATCATACTAAGACTAAGTTGACTTGACGTCTAGATGTTCTCCGCAGTAACCAATTACAACTTTGCTATGTTCTTTATCAATATAGAAGTGAACTCTTATCGTTTCACTTTTTGATCTAGCTGTGCCTATCCCAACATGTTGGAACATTTTGATTTTCTCTCCATTATATTCAAACTCTCGCATTTTTGATAAAACACTTGACTTCTCAACCGTTTCAGATTCATTTGCTGAATAAGCATCACCTAAAATATTTTTTGCAGTATTATCACCATTTTCTAAATATTCTTTTAAATATGAGGTGCAGAGTTTGTAAAGAAGGAAGATTAACCTATGCCCATGTTTAAATTTTGAGGATTCTCTTGCTGAAGAGTATGCAGTTTTTAATATAAAAACATTGCTAGGGATAAGTTTTTCAATAACATTCAAAACCGCTTCTGGGCTTAGGCGGTTACTGATCAAACTTATCAGGCCATCAATATCAATATCATTATTTTCATTATTAATTAAACTTTTTGAATCTTTAAGTCCAAATTTTAACCTATCATTATCTGATGCTAACTTTATATTTTCATTGGATAAATCACTAATATTCACCTCAAGCTCATCGATTTGCTTTAGATACTCTAGTTCCACTCCTTCAGCAGCCTCTTTAAACGATTCCAATTCAGTCAACGCTTCTTCGAGCAACTCTTCATACTGCTGACCTCCTTTCAGAACATTTAACCTTTCCCTGAAGGAAATATTATCATCACGCTGTCTCTTTGCTCGGACATTTGCTGGAGATAAATGTGACTTTTTCTTAAACCCATTAAAAGAATGTGTAATTATAGATAGAATATGATTGTTAACAAATATGCCTTTCTCATTCATCTCATCAATTTGCTTTGGCAAAATTAATTTCGTCCCAATATACCCAGAGGGATTAATTGGATAAATTATATTTATCGCCCCCCCCCATGATGAATAAGTCCTTCCTAAAAGGCGCTCCATTTCCCATGAATCTATTTTGCCACTTGTAGCGACAACTTGAGCCAAGCCGATAAGCTGCTCTTGAAGTTTTTCAGGTACTACAGGAAACCCCTTTTCACCCTCACTCAAAAAAACAAGTGGGTAGGTTCTATTATCCCTTGAAATCTCATGCATCAAATACTGGAAGTCACCGTATTGACTTTGTATATATTCTACTTTCAGACCAATAACATCATGATCAAATTCACAGTTTTTCTTCAAATAAGAAATGAGTGAAGGCCTTGTGGCTATTGGTTTCGAATCCACAAGTGTGCTTACATCACTAATTTCAAGTAATACCGAAACAAAAGTGTTTTCACCTTCTCTTTTAACACCAATTTCAGTTATCCACTGTCTTCCGGAAACATCTTTATCTGGATGTGTGTACATAACAGAATACAACTTAGGCTCAAATCTATCTGCAGTATAAGTTCTAACGTATGATCTCTCTACGTTCCATTCTCGACGCGATAGCAAATCTTCTGGTGAGATCTTAATTCTGGCAACTCTATTAAGCCAACCACAAATTGACCTAACTACACCAAAAAAACCATTTTCGCCAACACAATTAAAGGTATTAACATAAACTAACATAGGATTCCTCTATTAACATTTATTTTTAATTTATTATCAATGAGATAAGAAAAAAACGTTCATTAGGATTTTTCTTATCACTTAATATACATAATTTTTTCTGTAACGAAAGCTGATTGCGCGCGCTCGTAGCCCCGCCACGCCTGCCCGCTTTATGCAGCGTTTTTCATGCACCTGCATGATTAGACCTGAGCCGCGCCGCTGCTGGCCTTTCCTGCCGTTCCGAGATACCGGAGATTCATGCGTTTTCATGCAGCATAGACATGCACTCACGCAGCGGACGTAAAAAAGCCCGGCACGGGCCGGGCTTCGGTGAGTTTCTGTGTCTGTGGCTCAGAAAAGTTTACGCTTGCGGCGGTCGGTTCTGGCTCCCCGAAAAGGATGCGCACCGCTCACGCTCAGCACGTCATCACGGAACATCAGCGGCTGATTTACGCTCGTCCATCGCTTAATGAGGTTCTGGACATATACGCGGTACAGTGTGTCGGCATCGTTCGCGCCTTCGATAATGCCCGGTGCATGCGTTGAGCCATTCCGTTCAAACTGGCTGTACTTCATCCTGAGCAGGCTGCCCAGCTCTGCGCCGTGAATGATAAAGAAGTCATCAATCAGCGTATCAATGCGCTCATCCGTAATGCCCTCATGACAGAATACGTAAGCGTTAGCCTTGCGCCCGGTCACGTCTGCCAGCACCGGCAGCTGCTTTTCCTTTTCGGCAATCAGCCCGGCAAGGTCTGATGCCGTTTCCTGCTGCTCCAGATACTCCGCGCGCAGCGTCTTCATCTCCGGCGTGACGGTTCCGCCATTCTGTCCCAGCAGCTCACGGAAGCGTGCCCGGTTGTCCCGGCTTGCCTGCTCCATTTCGGCCTTACGCTGGCGCAGCCCGCTGAGATTTTCAGTGGCGGTCTTTTCAGTCTGTCTTGCCTCCAGCCAGGCCAGCATCTTTGTATTGAGGTCTTCAATACGCAACCGCCACTCAGAGGACAACCCCTTTACCAGCTCGGTGGTGTGGCTGATAACGTCGGCCTCGGGTAACCGGAGGAGCCATCCGGCTTCCTTAAGTGGGCGCTGTGCTCTGGCCTGCGCCGTACCGATACGGTTACCGGCGGCCTGAATCTGTTCGTCGGTCATCTGCTGCTGTGTCATGCTGTTTTTCCTCTCTATCAGGGCTGTGCGTGGCGGTCTTTGCGGGCGCTGGCTGAACCATAGCGGCCCAGCGTCTGCAGCTGGCGAACCGGCACATCATTCTGCCGTTCCGGCTCTACTAATGCGGGCCTGTGGGGCTTCATGATGATTTTCTCGACGCTCTCCAGCGCGGTGAAGGTGCAGGAGCAGTCGAGGTTCTGGCACTGGTACCAGGTACGCTTTACGGAGGGCGCTTCATAAGCGCTGGTGCGGGTGTGGGCTACCTGACCACATTCGGGACATTTCAGGGCCATCTCGTTTCCTGTCGGCTGGTTTCAGTAAGTCAATTGTGCCGGGTCTGACACAGCGGCTTCTACCGAAGGGCGTTGTATGACGGACCAGACAAAAGCATTACTTCTGGCGAGCCAGGAAAAGGTCTCACTGAAGCCTGTTATCAGCTTTCAGTTTTATATAAATCCTTCACTATTCTTCACCAGAGAGAAAAAAATAGTAAATACAGTAAGTTAATAGGTGAAGAGTGAAAAAGTAATCCTTCACCTTCTGTTCACCATCGTTCATCAGCAGGTTTTTGGCCTTATTAGCTATTTAGAACGATTGGTTTTAAAAGCTGAATAATAATGGATCTAAAGTTATTGGATAAAACCTTATCAGTACTTTCTGGTGCTATCTGGTACTGTTCACGTACACGCATTTTGTGTGGTTTTTGTGCGTCCGGTCAGACAGATTTCTGTTGTTGTCACCGGCAAAAATATTCGCAAAATAAAGAGCTACCCGATGCCGTGCACACCTGTGCGGCGCTTAACGGATACATAAGAGGTAGCTCATGCACACGACTTTAAACGCTCATTCATCTGCCCCGGCGGCCCCTGCCATGCCGGTATCATTCCCGGTCCAGGAACGCTTTATGCGCCTGCCGGAAGTGATTCACGTCTGCGGGCTGTCCCGCTCGACCATTTACGACCTCATCAGCCGCAGTGCTTTTCCGGCGCAGGTGTCGCTTGGCGGCAAGAACGTCGCGTGGCTTGCCAGTGAAATCAGCGCCTGGATGAATGCACGCATCGCCGCACGCGGTCGGGAACGTGCAGCATGATCTTCACCAACTGTTGAGATTTTCCGCCATGCTGCATTTTCCTTTGTTCCCCGGCTTGCACGCTGGGGCCATTCCCTGGTACAGTCTTTCTGCTGTCGCAAAATCGGCAGCCGGGATTGGCGTCCTGAATATCTCAATGGCGACACCAGACGCCCAATGCGTCTTTTTTTGTGTCCATGCCTTCGTGCAACCATTTTTCGGGCTGCGGTTTTATTGCCGTAGTGCCGTCTGTGTAATGGTGGCCCGGGCGGGGGCTTCTCACGAAGCGCCGGTATCCATTGAGGCCGGTTACGCCAACCCCGTCCGGGCTACCACCAGTGAAATTGGCGTTTCCGGTGGTGGCGATAACCGCTACTCAATGGAGACTGCCATCATGGCTACGGTCCTGAATTCCCCATACCCTCAGTTTGTTTTCGTATTTGCCGCCGTGCGCCGTACCGAGCGCCAGCAGCGTATCCACATGCTCCGCACCGTTGCCGCAGACGAACGCGCCGCCCGCCTGACGCTGGCCCGCCATTACGTACTGTCCCTTGCTGCCCGCCTGCCGGTCCAGGAGGTGCGCGCATGACTCACGCCACCATTTCCCATGCCGACCTGTTACGCCTTGAGCACCTGCGTAACGCCGGGCGCTTTATCAGCGACATGACCATGCTTCAGGAGTGCCACGAACAGCCACCGGCATCACAGCAGGCGCAGCTGAACTCGCTGATTTTCCTCATCACCGAACAGCTGGACGGAGTTGTTAGCCGCTGTCAGGACGGCTGGATGAGCGGGGAGGTTAAGCCATGAGCGCGCGTACCCTTTCAACTGAGCTGCGGTCCGCGCTGTCGCGTCGCGCGGTGGCCTGCGCCTGGCTGACCGTCTGTCGCGAACATAAGCGCTATCCCGGCCTGACGCTGGCGCGTCTTGAGCACGCCATTGAAACCGAGCTGGAGGGCTTCTATCTGCGCCAGCACGGACGCCTGCGCGGTCAGGAAATTGCCTGCGCACTGCTCGACGACCTGCTGGCAGCCGGGCCGCTGAAGTCGGTTCCATGCCTGAGCTTTCTTGGACAAGTGGTGATGGATGAACTCTGCGGGCGCCTCAAAGACGCGCCGGTGCTGCACTGAGGGAGAACAGAATAATGAAAATGACCGTATCAGATGCGGCAAAGGCCGCGCGGGGTCAGTGGCCCCGCATCCTGCCTGCGCTGGGCGTGAAGGTTGTAAAGAACCGCCATACCTCCTGCCCGGTATGCGGCGGAACCGACCGCTTCCGCTTTGACGACCAGGAGGGACGCGGCACGTGGATTTGTAATCAGTGCGGTGCCGGTGACGGCATGGACCTGGTGAAAAAAGCACTCTCACTGAGCCTGACCGAAGCCGCCGCACGGGTAAACGGCCTGACCGGCAGTCTGCCACTGGTGGACAGCACGCCTGCCACCAGCGCGGGCGAAGATAACGAAGCCGCACGCGCCGCCGCCTTGAAGCAGGCACAGCAACTGGTCAGCACCGCGCAGCAGGCAACCGGCAACGCCTACCTGTCCCGTAAGGGCTGGCCGGAGCAGTCCTGCGTGACGCTGGCGAAGCCGCAGAAAATCGCGCTCACGGCCTATCGCGCCGGTGATTTGCTCATTCCCCTCCATGATGCGGGCGGCCAGCTGGTGAACGTGCAGCTGATTAACGCCGCGGGTGAAAAGCGCACGCTGAAGGGCGGACAGGTAAAAGGCGCGTGCCACGTTCTCAGCACCGGTAAACCGGCAGCGCGCATCTGGCTGACTGAGGGCTACGCTACCGGCCTGACGGTGCACAACCTGACCGGGGATGAGGTGTGGATTGCCCTGTCGTCCGTTAACCTCCTTTCTCTGGCTGGCCTTGCCCGTGAAAAGTACGCCGCGCTGCCGCTGCTGATTGCCGCCGACCGCGACCTGAACGGCGACGGTCAGGCAAAGGCTAAGCAGGCCGCCGAAGCCAGCCGCGCCGCCGTGGCTCTGCCACCGGTGTTCGGCGACTGGAATGACGCCTTCATGCAGCACGGTGAGGAAAGCACCCGGCGGGCGCTGATCGAAGCCGCCACTCCGCCCGCCGCCAGTCCGTTCGACGTGATGAGCGAGGCGGAGTTTTCGGCCATGAGCGCCAGTGAAAAAGCGGAGCGCGTGGCGGAGCACTACCGCAGCGCGCTGGCCGTGGACGCCAGCGGAGAAATTCTGTCCCGCTACCGTTCCGGCGCGTGGAAGGTGATTTCCGGGAAGCAGTTTGAGCGCGACGTGGCGAAGCTTTTTCAGCGCCTGCGCGCGCCGTTCTCGGCGGGCAAGATTTCGGGCGTGGTGGAGACGCTGAAGCTGATGCTACCGCAGCAGGCCGACCCGGCGCGCCGCCTGATTGGCTTCCGTAACGGCGTGCTGGACACCCGCACCGGCGGCTTCAGCCCGCACAGTAAAGACTTCTGGCTGCGCACGGTCAGCGAGGTGGACTACACGAAGCCCGTTCAGGGTGAAACGCTGGCAGACCATGCGCCGCACTTCTGGCAGTGGCTCGACCGCGCCGCCGCACGTGACCCGGCCAAACGCGACATCATTCTGGCCGCGCTGTTTATGGTGCTGGCGAACCGCTACGACTGGCAGCTGTTTCTGGAAGTCACCGGTCCCGGTGGCAGCGGTAAAAGCATCATGGCGGAAATCGCCACCATGCTGGCCGGAACGGACAACACCACTTCAGCAACCATCGAAACGCTGGAGTCGTCGCGCGAACGTGCGGCGGTGATTGGCTACTCGCTTATTATCCTGCCCGACCAGGAAAAGTGGAGCGGCGACGGCGCGGGCATCAAGGCGATTACCGGCGGCGATGCGGTGTCCGTTGACCCGAAGTACCGCGACGCCTACTCAACCCACATTCCGGCAGTGATTCTGGCAGTGAACAACAACCCGATGCGCTTCACCGACCGCAGCGGGGGCGTGTCGCGCCGCCGGGTGATACTCCACTTCCCGGAAATCATCCCGGCAGACGAGCGCGACCCGCAGCTGAAGGAGAAAATCAGCGGTGAGCTGGCCGTTATCGTGCGCCAGCTGATGCAGCAGTTCAGCCAGCCACAGCAGGCCCGGTCGCTGCTTCAGTCGCAGCAGAATTCCGACGAGGCCATGCGCATCAAGCGAGATGCAGATCCGATGGTGGACTTCTGCGGCTACCTGTTCACGACGCCGGAGCCAAACGCACTCTATATGGGGAACGCCAGCATCAGGCCGCTTCAGCCCAGGCGTTACCTCTATCACGCCTATCTTGCTTATATGGAGGCCAACGGTTACAAGAATCCGCTCAGCATGAAGATGTTCGGCCTTTCGCTGGAAAGCATCATGCGGGAATACGGAAAGCACTACATGAAGCGGCGTACAAAGCTGGGTGTTCAGACCAACCTTGATCTGACGGAAGAAAGCAGCACCGACTGGCTGCCGAAGTGCGACGACCCTGCAGCGGCATGACTATCCGAACCGGCGAAAGCCGGTTTTTTTGTAGCTATCATTCACCAATGATGAAGGATACTCGCTATTCTTCATCTGTACATCATCAAGTAATACATTGATTATTATGATTAAATTCCAAGCGTGTAGAGTGTGAACGATTATTTATAAAATCTTTTTTAGATTCTTCCTGCCTTAACATGAGAACAATTTATTTAGTTCGCTAAGTGCCAGAAGCTAGCAATGCAAACTTTAGCCTATACCTATTAATGATGACTAGCCTTCCGACTTGATAATGTTAAAGCAAAATTTTTTCTTTAAAAAAGGTTGTTTACTATGTTTCATGTGGCACCTGCTTGACTTTAATCTTATGGAATTGTCATACTCAGAAAGGAAGGGGCGGGTTCTTCCTCTTACTTAGTAAGGGCGGCTCTGATAATGAACGGCGATATTTAGCCGTTGAGCTCAGGCTCACTGATCCTGCTTGCAGGATGTTCAACGGTTCCAATCTTTCCTGCCCCTTTCCTACCCGAAAAATAAAAGGAATTTTTAATGCGGGACAACATTTGGTTTACATATAAAGCACGTATTAATGCACATCACCGTCTTGAGTGGCTTGAAAAGCATTCTCAGTTCATTCTCATTTGGTATGCAATATTTAGTGCAGTACTTTCAATCATAACATTACGACTCCCTAAAATACTTGGTAACAATACAGATCTTATTGGTGCAATACTTTCCGTAGCTTTGCTGGGCATTTCACTTGTGGTATCTAATCTGGACTTCCGGGGCAGAGCAATATCTATGAGAAGAAATTATCTGGCATTACAGCGACTTTATTTTGATACTGCCGCCGGGCAACAATTAACGGCTGAACAGCGAAAAAATTATCATGAACTGCTTGATGAAGTTGAGAATCATCTTGATATAGATGACAAAGCCGCACGTGTAGACCAAGCAGGGCTGACAACAAGGATTCCTAGCAATAAAGAAAAACAAACAGTTTTTCTTTGGAAGATAAGGCGATTAATATTTACATATTCTTTATACCTACTCCCAATGATTTTTGTTTGGATAGATTATGACTGCTAGCAGAATTTTTAAAAAATTATTTTCAGAAAGACACCTCTTAAAAATATATAATGAGAGAATAAAAGATTCCGGTGCGATTGGCATCGATCGAGTTCGCCCAACGAAACTAGCCTCGACAATAAAAAATGAAGTGAGATTTATTTCTGAGAAAGTCAATTCTGGCAATTATAAATTTACAGCCTACAAAGAAAAGCTAATATCTAAAGGAGCTAATTCTAACCCTAGGCAGATATCAATACCTACAGTCAGAGATAGAATTGCTCTCAGGGCCCTTTGTGAGTGTCTTACAGAAATTTACCCGGACTCTAGATTGAGACTTCCACAAAATGTTATTGATTCATTGAAGGTTGCATTGAAAAGCGGTCTGTATACAGAATATGCTAAGATAGATCTTCGAACATTTTATCCTTCAATTGAACACTCACTGATAGCTCGTGTAATAAATAACAAGATCAGAAAGAGAGAGATTAGAAAATTAATAATGTCGTCCTTAGTCGTTCCTACGGTAAGTGAGTTTAAAGGTGCCAAGGGTGCCTTAGTTAATTCTAGAGGAGTGCCTCAGGGACTGGCAATTTCAAACATCTTAGCTGAAATTTCTTTATCTTTTTTCGATAAAGAAATCAATGAAACTTCAGATATCTGGTTCATGCGCTACGTGGATGACATCCTTATCCTAGTACCAAATGGCCAAGCCGAAACGATAGCGTCCAGTGTAATTAAAAAGCTTCAAATACTGAATTTGAACCCACACCCTTTAAACGAAATAAACTCAAAATCAAAAATTGGCAATCTGGATGAACCCTTTGACTTTCTGGGTTATCACATCAATCAAGGTGAACTATTAATCAAACGTGAGAGCATTCTCAAATTTGAATCCTCACTAGCTAAGATTTTCACTGCGTATAGGCATGCGCTACAGCAAGCTAAGAATAAAAAAGATAAAGAAAGAGCTATAGCATACTGCCAGTGGAAACTTAACCTTAGAATTACAGGGTGTGTGTTTGAGGGAAAACGTTTAGGCTGGGTATCATACTTCTCCCAAATATCTACAACTACCCAACTTCGCTCGGTTAATCATACCGTAAGTAATCTCCTCCGCCGATTCAACCTTTCATCTGATATAAAACAAAAATCCTTGATAAAAACCTTCTACGAACTTCGTCGTGGGACCGCGGAAAATTTCAAATATATTCCTAACTTTGATAACCTTGATATATCTCAGAAAAGAGAGCTTGTTTCAATGTGGATAGGTAAAGACAAAGCTAAAAAGCTAAGCAATGATGAAATAGAAAAAAAGTTTAAATTTAAAATATCCAAATCCGCTAAAGAACTTGAAGAGGATATTTCAGGAGTGTCTTAGCTCACGAAAATTTCGCGCTTAGCTCGTAGCAGACATCCCCCCAATTAAATTAACTGTTTACAACTGAAACCAGGCACTCAAAGTTTTGTCATCATCCTACTGAAGCTCCGCTCGTTCAACGTGGCGCCATGCTTCATGGTTACGTTATGCATGGGATTGAAAATCTTCATTTTGGGAGGTGCGTTATCATCAACTCTCCAACCAGCTTTGCTAGAAGTAATTGGTATACGCATTGGTATACAAGCAATAATTTAATTCAAATTTATTGTTTATATTCATAAAGATAAAAAGTAGATTCAGACTCCGCCAGCCCACCAAAATTCTTGGTTGATGGTTACCAGAACCATCATCGAAGTCCTGAGAGCCCGCAAGGTGAAAACCTTGCGGGCTTTTTTGTGTCTTTAATTTGTCCAGCACAGTCTGAAGCCAGCTAATTAAATTCGAACTTTTTAAGCACCTCATAAAGCTTTATTGTTTTGAGGTGCCTAAAACTATGGAAACCCGGCAATGGCAAGACAAACTAAATCTCTCTCCGTTAAGGAACTCGAATCTGCCAAACCCAAGGAAGCGGACTATGTGCTCTATGATGGCAATAGCCTTGAGCTACTGATCAAATCCAGCGGAAGTAAAATCTGGCAATTTC